TATCAACATACGCATCCTGTAACTCTTCTTCTGTGTGATACATTGTTCTGTTTTCAACACTTTCATTCCAACGAATAAAACGAGGTTTGATACCAGGCCAACCAGAACGACCAAACAAAGCAATACACTCATCTTTATCTTGATGTATTGCAAATGTAATACCGTGTGGGCAGCCTGTGTCATGGGTTGCCAGTATGTCTTTTACTTTCTTACTCATCAAATCACCTCCACACGTTGACTCAGCGCTTTCGTTTTGCAGTATTCGCAATGACCGCATGGCTTCGCCTTCTCTTCTCCTCGCTTGACCTTATCAAGATGCTTAATCAGTATAGACAGCTCAGTCAGCTCATAGCCAAGCTTTTCTTGAGTTTGAAAAACGATGGCCCTGGTATCAGGAGCAGATTCCTTAGTCACCGCGTAGATAATAGGGGTGAACTCTTTGCCGTACTGCTCTTCCAGCATTTTCTTATATGCTGCCATCTGCAAGACATACCCCCAAGCCTCGAACCAGCGAACCTGAATATTTCGGCCGCTTGCTTCGTCCTGAACCCATACCATGCTGTCGATGTCTGATTTTGTAGTCTTGATGTCTACGAAATATCCCTTTTCGACATTGAGACAGTCAATCTTGCCTTTAAATTCCACACCTTCAATTTTGCCTGTCACAGCAACTTCTTTCTGACCAACATAATATTCCATGAACTGCTTGTCAGCTTCCAGCCGCTCGATCATGCGCTGGCCAACCAGAAAGTCAGATTTTAACTGACCTTTGGTTTTTCCAGCTTTTGAAATCATGGCATCTGCATTTTCATCCATGAATTTCTTATGGGCTTCCGGACTTTCAAAGTAGCTGTGGACCATGTTCCCGACCAAGAGAGCTGTGTTGTCTCTCTGGTCTTCCCATTCTCCTTCCAGCTCCGCTAACGCCCGTGCTTCGCACTCTCTAAATCGCTTATATTGCGAGATAGACCAGTAGCGACGTGCTGAAGCTGCTGAATAGTAGTCTTTACCAAGTAAATCCATTGTCATTCCATTTCCACCCTTTCAGCCTTGCTTGCCATTTCAGGCATTACTCGGACAATAATCCCTAACTCTTGAGAAATAGCCTTGAATTGCTCTTTGACTTGACGCATATTTTTTTCAGGGAAAATAATTTCCATATTTTGGTATCGATAACCATATTTTTTAGCCACATCATCGGAAGCCATATTTTGCGATTTTTGGCCTACTCCTTGTTCGTGGGCACTATTACCCTCCGAACTCGTTTCAGACTCAAATTCTGGCTGATTTTGGGTGTAGGATTGATTCTGGGTATTTCGTTCTGCTTCCGCTTGAGCTTGTCTCATTTTAGCTGCGTCTGCGTGTAGGATATTGATAACATCCAAAACGGACTTGCCTTCCTTGAGCATGTCAGCGTATTTTTGAGGAGCTAGATCATTATCCTCTGCAATGGCTGTCATTTCCTCGATACGCTTTTTAAGCTCTTCCTTCGCCTTGGTTTTATCAGCTAGGTCTTTATCGTCTAAAATGGCCTGCAGGATATCCTCCAGCTTGGCGCCTCCTTCATAAAGTCGGATATAGACAACTGGGCCAAAGCCGGCCTTGGTAGCTGCTTCTGTTATCTGGATAAGTCCAGCTTCACGTTGTTGTTTCTTTTCTGCTTCTTCTGCGACCAAATCAGCGATCATTTTAGAGGTCGCTTGATTGATTCGCACATTGTCAGCCATGAAACACTTTTTCTTGCTAAAATCGTCAAAGTAAATAGCAAACAGCTTGATATCGAGATCAACTCCGCTATCTGCGATTGCAGATTCAAAAGCTTCTCTGACTGTTTCCTTGCGAGCTTCTGTCGCTCTCTCTTCAAATTCTTTAATCTGATCTTTGATGTTCGTCTGCAAAGTTTTGATAGGGTCTAGGACAGTATTAACCCATGCTTTCACTTCGTCCAGCGGACTAGAGTAGTCTTTTAGTTGGTTTTTGAGTTCTTGCTCAATTTGGCGTTGCACTCGTCCCAATTCATCTTTAACCTTGGTATCGTCTGACAAAGTCTCTTCTGTCACGATATAGCCAGCGTATTTCTTTTGATATGCTGCTAAAGCTTGTTCCAAAACCTCTTTTCCTTGGATTTCGATTTCAGCCGCTTTCAGGACAAATCCGACTTCTAAATCCGTCACTGGAACGAGTTCTAGGCTATCTGTTACATCTTTCAATTCTTCAGTCATTTTAGAAATCCTCCCCTTCTAGCATGTCCATTTGACCATTTTCTGGCTCCTTATCAATTACTTCGCCCGTTTCTTGATCAAAATCTGGAACTTCATCTGCTGGGTAGCTTGTATCTGTGGTCGTCAACTCCTGGTTGATAACCTCTTTTTTTGGTTTTTCAGTCACTTCTTCAGAAGCTCCAAGGATACTATCTAATGTTTCAGCCTCTTCTCTCACTGGTTCAGCTTCTTTCATTTGACGATCATTGTCGTACTCGTCAGCAATTGTGTTATTGATTGCTCCAGCGAACAAGTCGCTGTCATTGCTTGTGTTGATAAACATTTTGGCAGCTCGGTTGATAACCGTACGCATGGCCATCTGGTCAGGGAAGTCGATTTGGACATTTTTCGTTTTCGCCTTAGACCATGACTTGTCAATTTGTTTTTTAGTCATGACTTCAAAGAACTCTTCTCCATCAGTTCGAGTGATGATGCAATAAGCAGCAATTATTGGATTATCTGCGTTCTGCCAATCTGTCTCATGTTTGACTAACTTCTTACGCCCGTTTTCAACTGATACCTCTAGCGTATCCCCTTCGTAGACAACATTAGCAGTAACGTCTTTCACCTCTTGCAAATCTTTAGTAACTTTAATGGTCCCAAAATAAGACATTCTCAATTGGACGTCAGAGCCATATTTGATAAAGTAACATTGCTTTTTAGCCGGGCTCAGTCCTTGGGTTACCATTTCTAATAATGCGTTATAAACGCTGTCTTGAGTGCACTGTTGGAGTAAATTCCCGCTATTAGAATTTTTTAGAGCATAATATGCTGAACTCAGTGCATTGCTAACGCTATAATTCGGTGCGATCAGGAGTCCTTCTCCCTTCATCGCTTCGATTCGTGTTGCAACATTTGATGTAACTTGCTTCTGTGTTAGTTCGTTTGTCATTTTGTCTTTCTCCTTAGATTGTATATAGTTCTTCGCCTGTCTCGTCGTCGCAAATACCTAGACCTCCGAGAGATCTATAATTTTGTGCAACTTGGTTCCAATAGCTCATGTTTTGATAATACGTTGACTCTGATATCTGTTCGTAACTCATTTCTTTCTTCCTTTCGTTTTCTTAAAATTCCAATTTTCACGCTTTAAGCGTCTGTTTTTGGTTTGCAATTTCAAAATAATATCTTGTTGCTTGTCGATGATTTCTCCTAGCTCTTGACCAAGATGGATATAGTCAGAACGCCATTTGTCGATTTCTGCGTGTAATTCTTCAATCATACTTCATCACCCACATAGCGATACTGACCGCATCCAATATATACGAACTGGCTTTGGTCGAGTTCTTCTCGCTCTTCAGGCGGTTGCATCATATCTCTATCGTAATGAAACATAAGCGTACACCTTTCCAAGTTCCAGAACTCGCTTCACATATCTAGCTTTGGATGTCAAACCGAGATCCAGTAATTCATTTTTTTCTTCATGGCTGGCCAAAAGCCATACACGGTTCTCAAGTTCAATTCTGGTCATCTTCCTGCTCCACCTCTTCAATTTTCACTTCGCTATTTAGACGCTTTATCGCTTCATCTACCGACTTGCCGTCCAAGACGTCCTTGAGAACATGGCTTACATCGTGCATTGTTTGAGCTTTTGCCTTACTTCTTTCAGTTTCTGGCATCAAGCCCATATCTTGTAGAGCTAGAAAGGCAAGACTGAAAGCGTGCATTTCTTTCTGAAGTTGTTTGATTTTTTTGATTGTTTTTAATGCTTTAAACATATTGTTCTCCCGTCTGTTCTTTTTCTTTGTAAATTGCCAATTGTTGCTTCAAATCGTAGTTTTCTTGCTCGAAAGCAAAGCGACGTTTGCGCTCTTCGAGAAGGTCCTCGTTAAGCTCTACCGCGACTACTCTCCAGTCAAGGCTCACTTCATGGATGATTCCCTCAAGACCGAGTTTTAATTTAGTAAGTAATTTCATATTTTCTCCTTCGTTAAATAGCTGTCTTTTTCCAATTTTCGTGGTACCATTCAATAACTGCATCCCTTGGATATTTCTCACGCTTTCCTTCGATTCGTGGAAAGTCTGCGTGTCGGTTGAAGCGCTCGTCAAATGTCGCTGTATCCCTAGTTCCTAATAACATTTCAGAACATTGTGACTTGTTCAATTCCATTGGATAGTGCTTCTTTTCATCGGTGATAACAGTCATAACTTTGAGCGTTCTATCCATCAAACCAGCCTCGAACTGGTCTAATAGTTGCATCATTAAATCGTTCATGTTATAATTTCCTTGAATAATTTTGTTGAGTGCCTGATTGCCGTCAGGTGCTTTTTTTGTTATTTGATTTCATCTAATGCGTACAATTGGTCAATGGTTGTACGCTTTTTCCATAAACAAAAGCTCATTCCAAAAATGTTGATTTGGATCCATGCTTCAGCGTAATCTTTCCCATTACTTGCATAATGAGTTATATAATGACGTATCATATTTACTCCTTTCCCATTTTTGCAAAGTCCTAAAATTGAAATTTCTCTCTTTTATTTATTAAGAGAAGTAGGACTTGTTGTTAATTAGTATTTATTGTTATTTAATACTTGTTGTTAGTTAGTATTTATTAGTGCCCAAAATCTGACATCTCACTTTCTGA